TGAAATTTGGTTTCACACCAATCATATTTTGCTTCACAAGCCATAGTTAATGGTAAAATATCAGCTTTTTCCATGTGTCCATGAGTCATACCAATCAAAGTATTACCATACCTATAATACTTTCTACACTTTGGACTACTATCAACATTAACATTTGGGTTATCTTTATAATAAGCCTCAAGAACTTTTGTCATGAAATAACTATTAAGTGGACCATGATTATCAGGAACATATACAATATCAACAGGTGCAACTTTTAACATTTTATTAATACAAAGAATCAAAGTAGCCTGAACAGTTTCAAAAATCTTACTTAATCGACTATCTGTATCTTGGAAAGTTCCCATTTCAGTAGTAGAAATTTCATTGTTAACATGGAACAAATCTTGACCAATTGGAAAGAGAATTCGTTCAATGTTATATCCTTGTGATCTTTTTAGGATTGTATCAACAGCTTCAATGTAAAGATTTTTGGCAATTTTTAAATCATAGTCATTCCCTGTTTCACTTTTATGAGCCAATTTACCAAAATGATGGTCATATATAGAAATCTCTAACATTGTATCGTTGTCTTCATGGTACTCTTGAATATCGTGTTCAATAACACTATTGTCTAGATTCTTAATCAAATTTTCAACAGCATCTTTAAGAAGATAAGTTTCGTGTTTCTCAAATTTGATTTTTAATTGTTTAGTATTACCCCATTGGTTGCCAATAATCTGTGTGGCATTCCAAATGTCTTTGTCAATCCCTAATCTTTTTGATAAAGTATCAATGGTCAATTCTTCTTCAACATCAACATTTAAATTGACTTCTTTGGTGTTTTTAGTCTCTGAAACTTTACCATCAAAATCATAATTACTAGTGGATTCACTTTTCAAGATTGCAATATTGTTTCTTACAGTTTTAATAGCAATTCCTAATTTCTTTGACATTTCATCTATAGTGTTACCTTTTTCTTTTAAAATTTTGATTTTTTCTCTAGTAGTCAAATCTTTAAAGTTCAAGACATTACTCCTTAAAGTAAACTATTCATATTGTTTATAATGAAATATCGCATAACACTTTCATAATCATTATTAACTGTGATATTTGAATATTTATATTCAGTTTCAATTTGAATTTCTTCTGGAATCATTTCACAAGAAAGTGTAATGAGTTTCTTGTTTCGTTCATAGTTATTTACTAGATCATTGTCGATGACATATTTTTCTGGATTCTCTAAAAATTCAGCAATTACTTTTTTACTAACACTTTTTTGTCTTTTATCAGAATTAACAAAGACATTATCATCACTTAACAGATTAGGAACATCATCACCAGTATCACCCTTTAAATAATGTAGGAGTAAAAATTCAACAGGATTTTCTACTGTCATTTCTTTTTCTTCACTAGGATTGTAAACAACCACTTTTTCATATCTAAGTAATTGTAGAAAATCTTTATCTTTAGACACAATAATGATTTTATTAGAAAATTCTAAGTTTTTTTCTGTAAGGATAGCGATAATATCATCAGCTTCCGCTTTGTCAACCTTAATAACTTTAAAGGGGAAATGATTTTTAATCTCTTCTAACATTTCATTGGATACTTTATGATACCTTTCCCAATCAGTTGTATCATCTTTTTTCTTTAATGTTCTACGAGCTTTATAATATTTGAAATAATCTTTTCTCCAGGTATTAGGAGAATCTAATACTAAAACCACTTCATCTGGATTGTACTTTTTTCTTGCTGTTTGAATCATATTGATAAGAATAAATTTCCACAAAGCATCTTTTTCTTCTTGTGTTTTTACATCTTTGTCATTCTGAGAAACAAAAAAAGAAGCTGCCAAATAACCAGACACATCAATCAACATCATAGTTTTCATTTTCTAAATCTCCTTAAAATTACTTTCCCAATTGTAATTCTTAACAGTGTCCTTTAAAACCATAAGTATGTTTTCCACAATTTCTATTTCTTCATTCGATAGTTCATCAGAAATTTCTACTCTAATTTTATGAATATCTCTACTTTCATTTTTCAATACATACAAAGAAATCAAATTACTCAAAACATTTGATTTTCCTGCATATTTAACAAGAGCACGTTTAACTTTCCTAACTAAATCCTCAAATAAACCAAACGCTTTTTTCTCATGAGGTTCTTTTGGAATTCTGATAATATTACCTTGATTATCAATTAAACCAATTCTATAAGCATCCCATTTATTAAAATCGGTTCTAATCAAATTAGCAAATTTGTAAGCAAGGTAAATATCAGATTGTTTCTTACCATCTTTTAATTTTTCTAGTAGTAGATACTCTGAAAAACTATGTAGTTCCATTTACAATCCTTAAATGTTGTCTAACAGAGAAATAATTTTTTTATAAAAAATAATCTCTTTCTTTTTGTCTATGTCACTTAAATCATAAAACCTTTGTAGCATTACCTTTTCTTCATTATCTTGAATTTTTTCTTCTAAATTTAATAAAGCTTCATCAATATGTTGTTTTCTATTTTCAATGTATTTACAATCTTTGTAAGAAGAACAATTAAGAGCACCTTTTCCTTTTACTGGACAAGGAACACCATCAATGTCTACACAAAAACTTTTCATCATTGAAATCCTCATTGAAATCCTCATTGTTATTTATTAGTTTAAAACAACTCGTCATCAACATTGTCATTCCCACCAATAGTAATATTCATCTTTTTCTTTTTAATAGGGTTTTTAGTTTCTTTCGTATCATTTCCTAATTTGTTATCATTATCAACCAAACACATGTCATCTCCATCGTGTATTTGACTTTTATCATGTTCAATTCTTATAGGAAATTTGTAATTTACTGAACCACCAAAACGATTTTTCAACATTTTCCAAATTTGAATTTGTTGTTCTCTCAAATCTTCTGGCATTACAATACCAATCAAACAATCAACTGTATCAACAAACCCTTTAGATTCACCAACATTAGTTGCGTCTAGATCAGTAAGTTTTGTATTGTTAGCTTCTCTATTTCCTTGAGTAGCTGTAAGAACACAAAGTTCTTTTTCTACTGCTAATCCTCTCACTTCTTCAATGATACTTTTCACTGTTGAATAAAGAGACTCACCAGAATACCTAGAACTTCTCATAAGGTTAATATAGTCTAACACTAAAACAGTTGGTTTGAAATTTCTTTTTATTTCTAATTCATCTAATAGACCCCTAATATGGTCAACATTTATGGTAGCTGGAGGGAATTCTTTAACCACCATTCTACCCACACCTTTACTCTTAATATTACAAAGTTTAGATTTAAATGTTTCACTTTCAATTTCTTTGATAGAATTGATAGTCTGGTCAAAAAAGTTTGCTTCTACTCGTTGACAAATTTTTTCTTCCGCCATTTCCAAAGTTACATAAAGTACATCTTCTCCATCTCGAACCATGTTACAACCAATAGCAACTAGAGCAGCAGATTTACCAATACCACTAGCACCAAAAATAGCCGTAACAGCTTTAGCCTCTAAGCCACCACCAGTAATTAAATCTAATTTAGTTATACCAGTAGGAAATTTTTTAATAAGTTTCTTATAAATAACTTGTCTTTCATCTATACTTTTCTCATCAAAAATTTCCAGTCCACAACTTTCATCAAAGTTAACTTGTAAAGCCTTTCTTAACAACTCGGGAATACTATCTAGGTCTTTTTTATTCTCATGTAATTCGATACTCTTTATGAGTGCATTGTAAATAGCACGTTCTTTACACCATTTTTTTGTAGTTTCGACCAACCATGATAATTCATTATCTTGAGGTAATGAATAGATTTCATCAATCAAATTTGATACTTCTAGAAAAACTTTTTCGTTTATATCTTTCTTTGCTAACAATTCAACTTTCAAAGAACTAAGACTAGGAAACCCTTTATGAACAGTCATGTAATTCTTGATTATACCAAACAAATATGACTGTTCATAATCAGGAAAAAAATCTTTTTTAATATGAGCAAAAACTTTTTTACAGTATGGTTTGTTTTGTACTATGGACGATAAAATTATTTTAGAGAGTTCCATTTTATACCTTAAATATTTTTAATAATTCTACTAAGGAAGGATCAATATCATCATATTGTTTTTTTGTCCCACATTTATCATTTTTAATACCACATGTGGGACAGATATAAGTTAATCCTTTGATAAGAATAGCTTTACGTATTTCACCACAATAACGCCCACACTTATCACAATAGATTAATTTGGAATCACTCATTTTCGTCTTCTTCGTCCAAATATGTATCTTCGACTTGTTTACCACCAAAACCACATTTATCTTTAATCTTGTCTCTTAATTCATCCATGATTTCTTTATGAAAATACTTTTCAATGTTTCTTCTAAGTTCTTTTGCTTTAACTTTTGTTCCATCCTTAAAAACAAAACTAATACCAGACTTTTCAATAATTCCAAATTCTTCCGCAAAATCAATAAGATTACTATAAGGGTAAATTCCCTTACTAAAAGAAATAGCAATTTTGAATTTTTGTCCTTCTGGAATGTAACGAGACTTATCTACAGTGAAAGTAATAATACTTCCTACTCTGTCAGTTCCTTCTTTATCTTGTGCTTTAGACAAAATACCAGAAACATCACAAGCATATTTATAACCTTCACCACCAGAAGTCACTTGTCTAGAATACATCTCTTGGGTAGAATATGAATGATTAGAAACTAACAATGGTGTTCCTGTCATAGACAGGGGCAGGGTGATAACACGAAAAATTGAACGTACAATTTTTGCCCTAGTCATATCTTGTTTGTCTGAACCTTCTCTAGCATCTCTCAATTCCTTCTCAGTTGGGAGATTACCTAGTGAATCTAAACACATGATATAATTAGGAACATCATTCTTTGATTTTTTTGCTTCAATTTGTTGTTGCTTAATTTCATCCAACATACGAATAGCTTGTGTACGAAAATCTTCAACGGAATGAACAGGGACAATTAGAACTCTATCTTTGTCCACCCCAACAGAATCAGCCATTTCGATAACACTAGCACCTTCTGATTCAAAAATAACTGCATAAGAATTATTCTTGGTATCAAGGTATCTTTTAAGAATATTCATAATGAAATAAGATTTACCAACAGAAGAAGGGCCAGCAATACCAATTCTTTTACCAATCGGTAAGCCCTTATAAATATCTCCGTCAGACAAAGCCGCATTTAAGATAAAACAACCAGTGTCGAAAAATTCTGTGACCTTGTAAGGATTATGTTCATCAGCCATAGAAAAAATATCTTCATTACCAATTGCCTTTTTCATCTTTTCAAGAAAATTATTTTTTGACATTTACATCTCCTAATAAAAAAAGTGATAGCCTATCAGATAACTATAACAGATAGGCTATCACTTTGTCAATGTTATTCTTCTTTTGATAAAGTTAAAATTTCAAATTTACCATTATCAGAATGATCTAAAGCTTCTTCATAATCAACAAACACTGGTATAACATATTGACCTTCTTTAAGTTCAACAATATCATCATTTAAAATAGACATACTTTTAACTAATTTCATTACTGCATAATATGTCATATTAAACTCCTGTATGACCAAATCCACCTAATCCTCTTTTTGTTACTGAAACTTCATCTAGATTCTCAAATGAAGCTTGAATGTATGGAGAAAAAACCAATTGTGCAATTCTATCACCATGTTTGACAACAAAATCATCTTGTCCATGATTGATAATAATTACTCCAACTTCATTTTTATAATCATTATCAATGGTACCAATACCATTTCCTAATGTGATGGAATTTTTTAGAGCTAAACCAGAACGAGCACGAACTTGACACTCATACCCTTCTGGTAGTTCTAATACAATACCTGTTTTAATTAAAACTGTTTTACCACTAGGAACTACAACATCTTGACCGTTTTCATTATAAGCATGAACATCACAACCAGAACTAAAACAAGTTTGATAGACAGGGGTTTTTACATCTTCATACAATTTTTTAATTCCTACTTTAATCCCAATCATTTTAACTCCTTAATGTCTTGTGGTTTAACTAAACTTAAAAACTCTTTAGCATCAAAAAAAGTACATGAAGGAAACATACTTTCTTCAAAATGGATTGTCAACCTTTTTTTAGACAACAATTCATTTTTCATGTTAACTATTTCATCAGTAACTCCTAATAATGTATTATGACGAGTTTTAGTATAAAACAACATAGGAAGTTTGTTAGCTTTATTAGCTGCCTCACATGTTTGTTTCCAAAAATTATAAATATCGTCATTTTTATTATTAGTCATGAATTTATTAAAGCTACTATTAGGATAATTCCTTTTGACTTCTATACAAAATCTAGAAGTCAAAAATGCTCCTTCTTTTTTAATAGCAATAATATCGCCACAGAGAGTACCATTGTCTTCTAAAATAGTTCCAATTGCACCACTATTAGGACAACGCCAAAAGATTTTTTCCTTGGAAGATGCCCCACACCATTTACTCAATAATTCACATATCTCCCTTTCCCCTTTATTTCCTATACTTTTACCATTAGCCATTAAATTAGTCTTCCTTGAACTTAACAAAAACTCTTTTTAAACAACCACAAGCAGAAGGGAAATTGCCTGTTTCATTCCAACCAATGTATCGCCTATTGTCACATCTAGAACATTTACGAGGTTCAGCTTTTAGATACATTTTTTGTTTAAATCCACGACGAGGAACACATAATTCATATTCAATATACTGAGAGTTATCCTCTACAACCCTTTTTTCTTCCATTACTTTTCACCTTTCATTTCTTTAAGATTGGGGTTTGACCTAAATGAATTTTAAATTCACTTCTAGGGACATAATAGTATTTAGCTAATTCGTTTGGGGTGATTCTGAAATCTTTATGACCTAACAAATAACCTACTACTTCACTACACCACCATTTATTGTCATGTTGTCTTTTAACAAAGAAAAAAACATACCAAAAAATAATACCAAAATAGTCATATCTTTTTCCTTCAAGACTTCTAGCAACATTATAAATAGTCACTTCTTCTGGTAAAGTAACATCAGGTAAATCTAAAATTTCCCAATCTCCTTTTTTTGGAACAATTTTAGAAAAACGACATTTGCCTTCTCTTGGAGAAGATGAAAACCAATTTTCCTCAGTTTCAATTCTATCAAATACCAATTCAACATGACTATAACCATATCTACCACTAAATAAATCAATAATAACATCTAACCAATTTCCACTCTTTGAACGATAAAAAGCAATTTTCATTTTTATTCCTCTATGAGTTCGCTAAAGATTTTCTTTTCTGCTCTAATAGAAATATCAGCTAAATCTTTAATCTTGTCATCATGAGTGATAAGATTAATACTATATCCTTTGTCTTTTAATAGACCAAAAATGTTACTTAGACCATTCACACCATCTTGGTCAAGGTCAGCAAACATTTCATCACAAAATAAAAGATTGCAACTTAAATTATTTTTCATCTTGGCAATTTCTAAGAAAGAGAACAAAAGAGCCAAATCACATCTTTGTTTTTCTCCAGCACTGAAAGAACCATAATTTAATTTATCATAACCTTTAGCGACTATTGTTTCTTCCATCTCTTCGTTAAAAATTAATCTATATTTAGAATCAAGTAACTCTAGATATTCATCTAAATATTTGTTCAACATTGGTGTGTATTTGGAAAAAACATATCTTTTAATTCCATTGTCTGAAATGAGGGATTGAACAACACTAACATTTTTCTTTTCGTTAGAAATAGAAACTATTTGTGATAATTTACTCTCTTTATCCTTTTTCAATCCAAGAATTCTATTAGAATTATCTACTACAATTTCTTTTTGTTTTATGGAAAGTTTTTTATTTAACAAAATCATATTATTATTATTAATAATACAATATTGTAATTTTGATATAGACGAATCAATAGTTAAAATTTCTTGTCTCAATTCATTGATTTTTTTTTCAACTTTTTCTATTTTAGAAATCTTTGTATCTACCAGAACTTTCCTTTCTTTCCATAAATTGATACCATTCACACATTCACTTATTTGTTTTTCTTTAACTGATTCTTCTATGTCTTGTTTACAAGTTGGACATTCATCATGTAGTCTATAAAATTCCACGTCTTCTTCTGCACGTTCAATCTCATTCTCACATTTGACTCTCTTTTTAATGTAATCATTTTTGTTAACAATCAAAGATTCTAATTTTTGTTTTTCACCCAATAATACTTTTTTCTTTTCTTCTAGGTCAGAAATTTCTTTTTCAATACCTTTATTATTTTTCTCTAATCCAAGAATAATTGGTTCATAATCCACATTGTCTTCTTGTTTGGTTTCACTAAGTAATTGGATATTTGAATCAATTTTTTCAATATCCTTATTAATCAATAATTCATTTTGTTTTAGAGAAGTGAGTCTTTGTTTCAAATTTTCATTCATCTCTGAAAACAAATGTAAACCAAAGATGTTTTCAATGAATGATCTTTTTTGTGCTGCTGGTAATTCTAGAAATGGTTTATAGAAACGATTAGAAATTATGATGATTTGTTCAATGGCACTCTCGTTGATTCCTGTGATATTGTTCAATACCACCTGGAAATCTTTAACATGAGAACTTTCATCTAGTGGATTTCCATTTTTTATGATCTCAAAAATATTAGGATTGATCCCTCTCTTTACTAAATAATTGTCTTCTCTTACAGTAAAAGACAATTCAACTAAACAGTCCTTTTTATTTTTAGTATTAATAAGTTCTTTTTTATTAACATTCCTATATGGTTTACCTGTCAGACAAAAATATATTGCTTCAAGAACAGACGACTTACCATTTCCGTTTTTACCATTAATAACTGTTATTTTTCCATCACTAAAGTTATATGTTGTTTTGTTGTTACCATAAGATAAAAAATTCTTAAACGTCACATAATTAAATTTCATTTAACTTGCCTTTCGTAACATTCAATGCCATTTTTAAGAGAAGTGACATAATCCACCATGATAGTTAAATTATCAATCAAAATGTTCACGTTATAAGCAGAGCCAATATGTGCTGTCAAATCCAATGGTCTGTAAATTGGTTCTTCCACTACAGGACATTTATCATAATATGCAACTTTTTCTATATAAATAATTTCAGGTTTTGGTTCAACTTTTACTTTAGGAGTACAACCAAAAAGAAAAATAATCCCTAATAATACCATTATTTTTTTCATTTGTCAACTCCAAAAAGTACATTGATTTTATCGACTACTTTTTCATTTGCTTGGTCATTGATAACCATATCAGTAGGTTTAACCATTTCCATATCATTGTTTACACAGAGTTTGTCTTGATATTGTTTTTTCCAATAATTGACTCTCTCTTGTTCTTTTGTTATCTGAGCATTTTTGTTATCTATCAAAATTTTCCATTCATTTGTTAATTCTTGAAATTCTCCAATCTCATTTTTCAAAGTGTTTATATTTTTATTGTAAATTTCCCTTTCAATCTCTCTAACAGAGACACAACGTTCAAGTTCAATATTAACTTTTTCTACTTGATTTTTTAATGCTTCGATTTTGTTATTTTTTTTATATCCATTCATACCAGAAAAAATTAAAAGAGTCGATAATGTCACAATGATTATGTTCTTTGGACTACTAATTAAATTTAGAAAGACTCCTGATAACATATATTACTCCTTAGTTTGTTTCATGTATTTATTACAGGAACAACGTGGTCTAGCGAAAGGTGTATTAGGATTGATTTCAACAGATTCTTTTTCTTTACATTCATTACAAGTATACATCACAATTTTCTTTTTCATTTATCTAACCCCATTGATTATTTTATTATACTCTTCTTCAAAAATCCTATTCACTTCATTTAGATCACCTTGAATAGTAGCAGAATTAATATACTCAGTCCATATTTCTCTCAATTCCATAGTGTTAATTTCAATATTTTCGTCAATTACAATTTCACCTTTATACTCAAAAATATCACAATCAACTTTATCTTTAAGTTCCATCAACCATTTTTCAATTTTTATATTTCTTTCACACTCCAATTTGACTTTAACTTTCTTATCTTTAATCTTAGAAATCTCTAATAAGTCATCTTCATTTTTTATTACTAATTGTTTATGATAAGTTAATGGATTTTTTAAATAAGTAAATTCATCGTCTTCTAAAAGAAGAATAAATTTGTCTTCACCTTCATCATTGAAATTGATTTCATAAGGTGTACCAACATAAACAATGTTATCACGAATACTATGACTATGATAATGACCAGAAATCACTTTATCAAATTTGTCCAACAATTTCCTATCAATAGTATCATGTTTAGACGCAATACCTTTGCCCATTTTGAAACCAGACAATTCAAAATGTCCAACACAATATTTCTTTTTAGATTTTTTGATTTGTTCACAAATTCTGTCATGATTATTTTTGTTAATCCAAGGAACAAAAATCATATCATGAAATTCTAAACAATCATCATAAACTACCCATTTGTTATCCATGAGTAATTTAGGAGCATTTAACAAATTTGAATTTTTATAATAACAATCATGATTACCAACTACAACAATACTACATTTATCACCTAACATGTTCTTGAACAAATTAAACATGTTAATAGATAAATGAGAAAGATATTTCCTATTATCAAACATGTCACCTAAAATATGAACATTGGTCACATTTAATTCTTTAACTTTAGAAACAATCCAATCTAAAGAATCAGTTTGATATTTAATATAATTCAAATCGTCTTCATTAACACCAAAATGTAAATCACCAACGAAAAGATGTTTCATTTTTTGTCCTTACAAGGAAATACTCTAGTTAGAGTGGATTCAAATTTATTTTGAAATACATTATCCAAATAACAATACAAATGTGAACTACCATATAATTTATGGTAATTTTCTACCACTTTCAAACAAATAGAAAAATGGTGTTCATTATGACTTTCACAAGAATTAATAATTTTAATAACTTTTTCAGTATTTTCTAATTCGTTAGAATTAGTAATCATAGACAACCTCTTCTTCAATATCATTATCAATAGAAATGACAGGAGAAGTAATTTCTTCTTCTAAAAGACTTTCCTCATTTTCAATAATGTCATCAGAAATATCATCCTCTTCCAAATCTTTAACTGGAGAAGCAGTATTATTATAAAGTCTTAGTTTTATATCTTCTGGTAAAGAAAAGGTAATATTATGTTCGTGTTCAAGATTAGAAATTAACTTTGAAAGTTCATCCCATTTCTTGTATTGATAATTCATTTCTTTAGTACGGTAGGCAAAAAAGGTGTGATGAATAATTGTAGTAAAATAACCAAATGGATTTTTCTTACTAATGTCATAACTATCAATGTATTTAATACATCTCAAGTAAGCATCAGTAATCATATCTTCTTTCCAAGTATATGAGTAAAACCTATATTTACTAGCTACTCTTTTTGCCATATCAAATAACATCAAATGTAATTCGTCACTGATTACGCCACTCTCTTTGTAATCACAAATTTTATCATAGAGAGTTGACTTTTTAATATAGTTTGTTTTTTCTTTCACCATGACTACTCCAATCAAATATGAATTTAGTTACTAGAAACAATATTAACCAAATCAAACTGAAAAGTCAAGGGAAAAATGCGAAAACTTTCATCGGGCGAAGACCGATGAAAAGTAAAGCATTCGAGCGAAGCGAGAATAATAAGTGGATAGAAAGTGGATAAATATAGATAGGAATTGATTGGATTTTCTTGAAGGATTTAGTTTTTTAGGAGTGGTTTGAATTTTCTAGTTCACTGTCAATTCCCTCACTTTGTTCGGGAACCTCGCTTACGCTCGCATGTATTTGTTAAAATATTTGATTAGTTTTTTTAACAATTTAGTCGCAACTAACCCACCCTCTTTTCAAAGAAAGAACAACAGTTCCATTGTCTAGTTCCATTTAAGACAATATTCTTCTTTGAAAAGTGCTTATTATAAGGTGGAAAATGGCCCCAGGTCTGAGTTTACGCCATAGATATTAAGCCATTCGTTAATATCTTCCACCGTTATAATATAACCTTTCGGTTACAGGACGGTATGTGTTACTAAATTAATAGTAACTCTGGTGTTCTCACACTTTTTGAACCGCCGAGAATTAGCGATACTGTTTAAAACTAGAGTCACGACCTCTAAAATAAGACAAATAATTGTCTTATCTCCCACAGTTTTTTGGGAGTTCCGTTACAAATAGAATGGCTGTATATTATATATCTCCTGAAAACTAAAAAGTCAAGGGGAAAATAAATTATTTTTTCTTAATCTTCAAATATGGGATAACCATATCTATTAAATCTCAATTGATTATGTTTTTTAAGAATATATTGTAATTCTTTTTGACATTTTTCTGCGTATTTAGGTAGACCATCTCTATTAGCACAACTAATATCAATCTCTAAATCCAAAATCAAATCTTTAACTTGTTGATCAATATCATGAAATTCAATATTATAAATTTCTTTTAATTTGTTAATGTTTTCATTGGAATCAATTAGGTTTTTTTGACAGAAAAGTAACCATTCTTCTTTACTATTTAAGTCTTTATGTCCCTTTTCAAGTGTATAATTTCCACAACTTGAAAAATACCTCTCATTTTCCATTACATTTATCATCTCGATCTTTTTCATTTTGTCCTCTCAAATAAAGTGGATAAATATAGATACTACAGAATATATCATAAAGGATTTTATATGTCAATACTAAATCACAATTTTTCTGCACAAAACAGATTTAAATTAATTTTTGGGGGAGACAGACACCAAAATAACCCTTTTGAACTCATGTGTACTGGAGTCACATTACCTGGAATGAGTGGTGGTGTTTCAGAATTAGGCGCACCTATGCGTCCTCTTCCCCAACCTGGGGGTAGTATTATGTTTGATGATTTATATGTTAATTTTGTCATCTCAGAAGACTTGAGAGAATGGGTTTATATATTTGAGTGGATTAGAGAAATCAATGCTGCTTCTAAAACAGGTATGTTACCTTATTATAGTACAGTGGAAATGATAATTCTAACAAACAAGTTTAATCCACTTTTGAGCTTTACTTTTCATAATTGTTTCCCTTATATTTTAGGTGTAATAGATTTTAATACGGATAATGCTGCTATAGAAACACTAACTTCTAATACAAGTTTTAAATTTACTGATTTCACTATTAATAAAAATATTTAAGGGGTTAGTATGTTACAATACAAAGATTGGGTTAACGAAAAAAGAAGAAATCCAGAACAAAACCCTAAAGTGTCTGGTTTTGAAGGATTAAAAAAATATATTGGAGAAGATAATATTTATTTTAGTATGAGAGATTTGAACAAATTAGGTATAAATCCAAATTCAAAATGGGACACACCAAATGGTATTTATTCTTATAATTTGGATGTTTATTCTGATGCAATAGAAAAACAAAAAGGAGTTATAAATGTATTACCATTTCAAAGTGACGCACCATATATTTACGTTTTCACACCAACAATTGAAGTGTTGAAATTGGGTGAACTTACAGAAGATTGGGTTAAAAAATTCATAAAAGAAGTGTTTATTAAATATCCTAAATATAAAACATATTTCATAGAAGACGTTAAAGAATTGAAAACATTAGAAAAATTGTTAAGATTTGTCTATGAAATAAAATCTATAATGACAGAAAAATCTAAAATGGAATATGATGATATTATTAGTGAGATAGCAAAGATGCTTTTTTATTCAGATTACACAGAATATCTAATAATAGAGGAATTGTTTAATTTGGATTTAGATAAAATTTCTCCTTTTAAATCTGTTATAATAGCCAAGGCTTTGAAAGAAAACCCAAATAATGATTATGATTCTTTATATGATAGAACAGAAAAGATTATAAATAGATTAACTATAAAAAAAGAAAAAGAGGAAGAAAGATTATCAAATTCTGATATAGACGCTATTACAAATAGAGCTTATGGACTAGGCAAACTCGAAGCTAAAATAAGAAATAATCCTGGTGGGATATTTTGGTGGTTTACTTATTTTGTAGTTGGAAATAAAAATCCAAACAAATGGAATGCCTTTTTTCGTGAAATGGGGATTTATGGTATTGAAGACGAAAAAGGAATGGGTATTATACATAGATCAGAACCTTTCCAGGCTGTATTCTTTGATAAAACAAAATTGAAGGTTTTAGAGATGATACATAATAAAGAACACAAAGAAGTAAAAAATAAATTTTATTGGTGATAATATTTTAAGGAGATTTAAGAATGACTTTAGATGAATTATTTCAAGAGATTGAAGAAGATTTAAATTTGACCTACGAAAATTTACAAGATAAACTTTACAAAATACCTAGTTATCATAGTAAATATCTTAAATTGTTTTTTCAACACAAGTCAAAACTGAATAAATATACAGAAGAATTGAACAAACTTTATAAAACAAAATATTATTATTTTTCAAATGATTATGAGTATAAATTAGATAATACTAAAGAAATCAATTTTCATATACTTAGTGATGATGAATATTCTAAATTAAACACAAAAGTAGAAAACCAAAAACTTTTAGTTGATTGTTTAGATAGAACTTTAAAAAGAGTTCAATATATGAGTAATGATTGTAAAAACATTATTAATTATATCAGTTATCAAAATGGATGCTAAAATGATTAAAATAAGCAAATTGAATGAATCGTATTTGAAAATATCTGGTATTGAATTTTCAGAAGCTAAATTTTTAAATGAAAATTTTAGTTTCTTTGCAGAAAATTATAGATTTCATCCTAAATTTAAAAAGAAACAATGGGATGGACGTATACGATTATTCAATTTGAGAGATTCAACTTTACCATTTGGTTGTTTAAATAAAGTAATTAATTTATTTAATAGTGTTGGTTTTGAATATGAACTAGATGAAAGTTTAAAAAACATTGGAATGTCTGTTTTACCAAAAGACATTACAGACTTTGTTAACAAAGAATTGTTATGTGATATGGTTTTAAGGGATTATCAACTCACAGGGGTAATCACAGCTCTACAAAAGGGTAAATGTATTACTGTACTCCCCACAGCCTGTCATGGTAAAGGTGAAATGATTATTATGGGCGATTCTTCTATCAAAAAAATAGAAGAAATCAATGTTGACGATTATGTTATGGGACAAGACGGAACACCAAAAAAAGTTTTAAAGACATTTAAAGGACAAGACAAAATTTATACATTGAAAACTAAAGGTAATAAAGATAATGTAACTGTTACTGGAAATCATATTTTAATGTTAAAGGTTATAACTGATGATGGTAGATTAAAAAAAGGAGATATTATTGAAATAACACTTGATGATTATCTTAAAAAATCAAAATGGTTTAAACATATAACTAAATTATACTACAATTCTAAAGAAATAGAATTTAAGAGAATAGAACATGAATGTAAATTAGACCCATATTTTATAGGTGTTTATTTGGGGGATGGTTCTGTTGATAGTTGTCAAATTACTAATAGTGACAAAGAAGTTATAGAAGAAATATACAAACAAGCCAAAAAAATTGGTTGTGATGTAAATGAAAATCCTAGTAATCATTTTAGTATAACAGGAATTATGACAGGTGGGAGTAAAACTAGAAACAAAATTTTTTATGAATTTGATAAAATAGGTCTGTGTTTTTCTAAAAAGAATTCAAAGGTAAAGTGTGCTGATAAATTCATTCCAGAAGTGTTATTTAGCGAGTCTATAGAATATAGATATGATTTGTTGGCTGGATTATTAGACACTGATGGTTATTTGTCAGATAGTAAAACATATTTTGAATATAGTTCTAAAAGTGAAAAATTAGTGGAAGGGGTTAAAAGATTAGCTGTTTCTTTGGGTTTATATGTTTCGTCCAAAATGAAAAGAGTCAACGGTGTGGATTATTATGTTTGTAATATTTTGGGTGACATTCATAAAATTCCAACTAAAGTTAAACGTAAATCTCAACAGAAAACAGAAAAATCTCAATATAATTATATAACAGGTTTTGATGTTGAAGGTGGTGATGTTTCTGATTATTATGGTATTCAAGTAGAAGATTCTTTGTATTTACACAAATCTGGTATGGTTTTACATAACAGTGGTAAGTCGTTTTGTCAATTTACTATTGTGAATTATTTGTTAAAAAAACAATATTGTGAAAAGGTGTTATTGATAGTTCCTACTTTATCTCTAGTAGATCAAATGCAATATGATTTTCTAGATTACGGAAAAAACATAGAAAATTATAAAAACAATATTCACACTATTTATAGTGGAAAAGATAAAAATTCAGATTGTCCTATAATTATAACAACTTGGCAAAGCATGTTGAATGTGGAACCAGAATATTTTGAACAATTTGATTGTGTTTTGGTCGATGAATGTCACTTAGCTACAGGAAAATCAATCACTAGTATTTTAAATTCTTGTATCAATTCTAAATTTCGTTTTGGTGTATCAGGTACACTACAAGATTCTAAAGTCTCTAAAGTACAATTAGAATCTATTATTGGTGAAATTGTTGAATCTGTTGATACCCGTCAATTAATTGACGATGGAACTTTGACTCCTATTAAGATTTACAATTTGGTTATAAAATACAAAGATGAAGTCAAAAAAAATCTTTTGAATCAAATAAAACAAGAAAAAGAAAATAATAAAAAGTTTAATGCAGCAACCAAATACAAAATAGAAATGGATTTAATTTCTTCCTCAAAGGAAAGAAAAAAAATATTATTAAAAACAGTTAAAAAGTGTAATAGTAATACTCTTGTTCTTTTTAAACATGTGAATTATGGTAAAGAATTAACAAAAATATTCACTAAATATACTGATAGAAATGTTTATTTTATTTATGGTGACATTTCTCCAGATGAAAGAGAAAGAATTAGATTAATAATGGAACAAGAAACCAATGCTATTATTGTGGCTAGTCTTAACATCTTTTCAACAGGGATAAATATTAAAAAACTTAAATATTTGATTTTTGCTCAACCAATTAGAAGTAAAATTAAAGTGTTACAAAGTATAGGTCGTATTTTAAGAAAACATGATTCCAAAGAAGAAGCCATTTTGATTGATATTATAGATAATATTAGTGGTAAAAATTTTTCTTATAAACATGCCATTGATAAATTAGATTTATATGACAAAGAAGGGTTTACTTATAAAGTTAAATATATAACGATATAATTAGGAGTTGTTAATGTTATCGTATTTCCAGTATTTATTAGAAATATTTAGTAAAAAACAAAAAGAATTACTAATTACTAAATTTGGTAATGACAGTGAAAAGTACATTGACCAATTTGATGAATTACGTTCTAAGAATAGTCAAAGGTGTAGATATTACTAAGTTTAAATCACTAGATGAACTAAAGAATTTTCTTGATAGTGTGGGAGCAAGTAAATCAGAACAAGTTAAACAAATAAAAGACACTGGTGTGGATTTAGTGTTTGAAAATGACAAAGTGTATGTGTACCACATTA